CCGCCTTTATGGCTCGTGCGCCTATAAAAAGCTGATTAAAATCTTGGTCAAAAATAGCCACTTGATCAAATGCGTGAGTAGGTATTAACGTTTGAAATATATTGGCCATTAGATCAGTACCCCACCCGCAACGTCGTTTTGTGTTTGCCTAAATTGTTTCTTTAATTCGTCTTTTAGCCCGTACGCTATTCCGGCGGCATCAGTTGCAGCCGTTTGTATTGTTATGTCGCTAATCGTTAAGTTCAGCTCTTGGTTTCTGTTGTTGCTGCTATTATAAATGCTGCTTGAGGTTTGTGACCCAAGGCCGCTACTGGTTGCGATATCTATTTCTTTAAGTGCTTTTTTTAAATTAACGTCATTCGCTTGTACACTTATTTCTTTGACGCCTTTGCTAAACAGGCTATCAACGGCTTTAAACGCTGTGGCTATTAGTCCTAGTGTCGTTTGTATCACTTTGCCTAGGATAGGCCAACGCTCTAAAGCTCGCCCGATTAGAGAATCGCCGCCTTTCATAAAAACTTGTATATCATCCCAGACTAAACCAACGGCCGCGGCTAATGCAAGCAAGGCGGCTACGGGTAAAAGCGCAGCGGCATTTAGTACAAGAAACGGTATTGCCGCGGCTGTAGCGGCTGCTGCTAATGTTAAAAGCACGCCTTTTACAAAACCCGAATGCTTACGTAATGAAATACTTAAATCTTGTATGCCATGCAAAAGGATATTAATAGTGGGTATTATCGCCGCGCCTATCTCATACGTTAGGCTTCTTATACCGTGTCCGGTGTCTTGTAGTTCAGATTGAAACCTACTGAATACTAAAGCGTCGCGTTGTGTAACTGTGCCTAATTCTTTTTGACGCGAAATAAGTGAATCAATCTCGCGCCTTCCTTGCTGTAATAATAAAATAGTAGGTGTGTCAAGGCCTAGTATTTTCCCGTATCGCGTAGATTCAAATTGGTTTAGTTTCTCAAATTGTTCTGCTAATTTTGGCAAAACCTCAAGCGCGATTTTTGGCGTAGTTTGTAAGTGATCAGCTAGATTTTGCAATGTTGATGATAAACTGCTAACCGTACCGCCCGTTTTTTGTAAGGCACTGCCCCACACATCCAATTCAGCGGCGTTAATTTGTAGAGCTTGAGACGCTTGGCTAACTTCAAATGCATAATTAAAGGCGCTAGTTAGGCCTTTAAAAACCGCGATTAGTGATAAACCTTTTGCGGCTGTTGCGACAAGGCTAGAACTGAGGTTTTGCACTGACGTATTAACACGCTTTATGCCTTTTTCAGCGTCTTTAGAATCACTCTTAAAAAGTATGTAAAAAGTATCTAAAATAGCCACTATTTCGCCCTATTTTTTGCCGCATGTTGTACCGCTAAATGCTCATTATATCGCGTTACTGCGATAACTTCCCACATTAAGAATGCATCTTCTAGCGTGTAAATCGTCCTTAGCTCTTGGAGTGTGGCTTTTCCTTCGGCGATAATTGCCCCGAAAAGTCCGTCAATGTTTTTAAAATCCACGCTGGGACTTTCTGGGCTATACCTTCGCAAAAAGTCGAGGCTAACCCGTTTTGAAAAAAAGAACAATTGTACTCGATCATTGCCGCTTCAATTTTCATTAAAGTTTCCCATGATTTTATGTGATTATCAATTAGATCTTTATTGCTCAAAACCAAATCAGTATTTCCCACCCTAACAGATACATACCCCATGAGTTTAAACATTATTTCTTCATTCGCGGCGTAATCGCTTACGCGGGGTATAGCTGTAAGTGGATAGCTTGTTATGATTTTGCGGCCTTCTGTCGCGGGAAATTTAGAAATAATAAACTTTTGTCCATTAATTTCTATTTGTTTGGGTTCTAATAGCATTATTTACACGCCTATTCTATTTTCAAAGCTAAAATTATAAACTTTTGATTTTAAACGTCCAGCGCTTGCCACCGCATTTCCTGGCATACCATCGGTTATAATTCCGTTTGTTAGAGTGACAAAACTACCGTTTTTATATATTGCGTTCATCGTTATGATGTCATCAGCGGGTAATTTACCGCGTGCCACCCTGTTCGCCTCTAGCAAAATCGCTAAATTAATGTCGTCATTGCTTTGAGGTACGACACTAAGAGATATATTAATAGGGTTAGCAGTTGACCACGCTATTAAATCACCGTTTAGCCCCATGGCCTTATCTGCAATTTGTATACTAGGGACATCAAACGGGTCGGTATCATCTGCAAACTGTGTGATAATAAAACCCACTGGGAAAGTGTTAGAAGCCTTTACAGTTACGACTAACCCAAAACCTGAAATATCAGCCATTTTTAAAACTCCTTAGATTAGTATTTGCTCGCCTTCGATTTTATTTATCACGTCATCTTTTCCATAAATTAGCGTATAAACTGCCCTATACTCAATATCACCGGGGGTAGGCTCGAAGGTTTCGACAATTGCAGTTACCCAATATCCAGCGTTTTGCACTTGATACCATGCGTTAACATCACCCGCAACAGATGTTATATAAGCTATTTGTGCATCACTTAAAGTTTTACCTGCACTAATAACGCCATTATTTAACGCCTCTTGTATCACTGTTTGTAAAGCTGTAAGTAATTGACTTTGACCGGTCTTGTTCGCTGGCAACCTATTTACTGTTAATAGTAGTTGCAAAATGGTCGAGGTCATCGCGTCTTTAAACCATATTTCATTTGCATAAACATTCATTGCGAGCGGGTCGGTTGCTATACCCATCAACTTACCACGTTGGTAAAACGCTATAAATTGCCCTGCGGTTTGAGTGACACCGTAGTAATTAATGCGCATTGCGTCGTATATATCGGCATCTGCGTCTGTGCTTACGCTCGAAGTAAGTGCAAATTGTTGGAACATGTAATTTTGAGAGCTATTTACATTATTGTAATTAGTAGCGGCTAAAATCATCATTGGCACTTGTTCAGGGTATTCATCCGCTAAAGGTGCAAGGGTGATGCCTGTGCCAGAGTAAGGGCTTAAAGCAGTGAAAAGAGTTGTAGCGTCTGTTTCATCAGCCGCCCGCACCATATACATGAATTTTACATTTTGTTCGGGTAGGTCGTTCCATTCTGCAACTGATACCATATCATCATCTGTTAGATCATCAACAAACAAGAATGAACCGAAATTGTCAGAAAGATCGGTAGAACTTTGCACCGCTTCAAGCGCCGTTTGTCCCAATGAACCCGCTGACAGAACCAAGGTTTCACCTGTTATCCAACCTAACAAAGTGCCTAATTCTGTTTGTCCACTTGTGCCTAAGGCTGTTGTTATTTCTTCGGCTGCAATGTCGCCACCAACAAAATCAAAAGACCCGCGCACCGCGTCGTAGGTAACTGTTGCAGCAGTCCACATTACGCCGCCACTTGCCGCGGCCTGTATCACTGTTTGTAAATCAGTTGCTACACCTGCAAGCCCTGCAGATGCTGATAAATCGATAGCGGTGAAATCGTTAGTAACGCCACCAATTGTTATACTGAAAGAACCCGCCGTTATGAGGTTGTAAGCTGCAGGTGTTTGCGTCTGTATATTCCCGAAAATTCGAGGCTCGACGGCTATAGGTGTATAACTTGCAAATTGCAATGAGTCAATAGTAGTTCTGTTCTTGCTCACCCAAGAAAAATAAAATAAAGCGCGCGCGTATTCTTCGGAATCTACACCAAAATAAGTCCTAACTTCACTTGCAGAATTAAAAGTTAAAAAGCTGTCAGAAGGTATTAGCTCATTACTGTCGAACATTCTACCAACGAGCTGCCGCCGCGAAACGGTGGTACCTGCGCCAACGGTTGACCGTATATCGACATATCGAGTAACTGAAATTGTCATTATTAAAAACTCCTTTTTTTAAACAGGGTCAAGCGCAACCTCAAAACTTGTTAAAGCGTTAGCAATTGATGTACGCGTTTGCCTGTGCGTTAATATAAAATCAAAACTCGGTGATGCCTCGAAATTGTCGCGGTCATCCACAAAATAGCCGTTAGTTATGTCAGATATTCTGAGTATACCCACGCCGCTATTATACAGGGTTTCTATTGTATCATCACTCTGCAAAATTGATGCGATTTCATTCACTAAATCCGCGGCTGTGTATTGGTTTGGTGTCGCGGGATCTTGTAAAACCAGGGCGCTGATTTGAAATGATGTTTCGTAAAATTGAACTTCTGTATGCACCATTTCGCCTATTAGCTCATTCCACACATAGTTTTTACTCACCCAGCCATAACGGTGATCCATAACCTTAAAAAAATAGGCTGTGGGCTCTGTGTCTATACCTTGCTGCGTGGGCTGATTTGATGCAACCGTTAAAACCTCGGGATACCCGCGATCTATTAGACCCGCTTTAATTATCGGTAGAAATATCTGTATAAGTTCGTTATCTCTCATAATACGGGCTCCGGTCTGAGCCTACAGCATAGTACTGCCTTCCATTTATCAAGCGAAAACCATTCAACGTTAGATTCACATTGAAAACGTACATTATTAAACACAATTTGATCATTTGACACATCGCGGTTTATGTCTAACAAATCGTTTAAAGTGTAAAATGTATAATAATCTTTTTGCAAGTCTAAACCGTACGCCATGTATAGATTTTTAGGTACAGGCTGAAAGCTGCCGCGTATATCAACAGGTGCAAGATACACCGACACATATTGACCTACGGTATTTGATGTGCGCCCATTGTACTTGTAAAAGCTTATCACTTGGGAGGCTATAACGCCCAAGGCCTGCGCTAATAAATTCGAGCCTGGCACCGTCATTATTCAGCCTCCACTACATTAATAAGCGTGCCGTACATAAGACCGGTGTCAATAAGCGGCTTATAAAGTTTGCCTAAATCTTTTCGCGAATATCTGCCTTTTTTGTTTGCAAGTCGGGTCTTATTAATACGGGCTTTTATTGTGCTATACGCTAACGCCGGCGTGTATAAATTTGATATTGCTTTACGCACTTGGCCCGACGCTTTTAGACCTATTTTATGCAATAAATCGTGTGGCGTTATACTGCCCGCTATAATTCTCTTAGACAATGTAAATGCTAAGTGCTTCCACTCGTTTTGTTTGGCTCTAATTGTAGGGCGAAAAAATGGGCGTGGGGGTATGCGCCGGGGTGTGTACCCGTATTCTTGCAGGGCTGCAATTCCTGCGACTTGCGTGCCGTCTGGGTATTTCGCATCTTTGAACCATCCAACTTTTCCCACTTTGTTGCTATTCATAAAGTTTTT